CCTGTAGTACCTTGAGCTCCTGTGGTACCTTGAGCTCCTGTAGTGCCTTGGGCACCTTGAGCACCTTGAGCACCTGCAGTCCCCACCTGTGCTTTGACAACATTATTGCTGTCCACAACCAAATACCCAGTTTCTGCGGTGGCTGCTATTAGCGTATTAAGAGTTAAACCGTCTGCATCACTAACCGTAATTTTTTCACTAATATTTAAAGTGTCATAGGTGGGATTATAAACCGCAACACCACTAGGAGTATCCCCTACAAACAGCCCGGTATAACCCCATCCTGTGATTGCCGACTCTATATCTCCTGAAGTTAGACTTAACGGATCAGAAAGAGAAGAATACCCCCCATTTACCCCAAACGTTTGAACCTTAAATTCGTAATTCGAGTAGGGGCTGACGGAATATTCAAACCGCGGCTCATACTCTGTTAAAATTAATCCGGATACATTAGTTGCTACAAGCGTCCCCGTTAGGTCAGTAACGGTAACTGGAAAACCATATTCAGGCCCAGAAGGATTAGTTTCAGTAAAACCTCCTGTTGGCTCATTTAAATAAGTACCCGTATACAGAGCTCCCGACACCAACGCCCCACTTGGATAAATCTCAAATTCATTAGAACCTGTATTGTAACTCCCCCCAAAATAAACCTTAGAACTTAATGTGTTTCCAGCTCCCATCGCCACCTCAAAAGGAACACTTTCTCCGGTTCTAAATCCGGGAGCTAAACTGTCATTTTGATCAATTATTAAGGTATGGTCTAACCACTGAAGACCGGTAACGTTATAAGCTGAAAAAATAGGGGTAGCTGCAGCACCACTATATGCATAATCCTGCATTGTGGTGTTGACCGAATATAACCTTTTATCAATTCGGGTAGTTCCTGTCCCATGAACTATTGCTGATGCACCTCCAATTGTAGGAGTGGTAACTACAAATGAATCGGAAATATTTCTTTGGCTACCTGTTTCCTGTAAAGCAACTTTGTAAGTAGCCGCTCCAGCATCTTTCATCCATTTTGCCACAAAAGTGGTCTCTGTTATCTTATCTACAGCATTACGCTGAGCCACAACCGCGCCCTCAAAACCGCTAGGCTTAACATTGTATTCCAGAGGATTAATGGTGAAAGGCTTAATAGAAGATGGCGAATAATAAGTTGATCCACTTCCGTAATTATCCTCGGCGTTAATGGCATAAAAATAACCGGATGTGGATGGAGGGCTTATATCTACATCAAAAGAAGGAGAACCTTCTTCAATATTAAAAGATTGAGCAAAATCATAATAATTACCGGTTGACCCAGTGTACTGAATTTCAAAATCTTCCTTGTTGCTTAAAAAAACATTTAGTTTTGAAATTCCTGATGTTTTAGCTAAAGAAGGAACAATTTCAACGTTTTCCCCTACTATAAAGGTAGCGTCAGTTACATCAGGAGACGGGCTTGTTAAAAAATAAATACCAGTATTTGTACGGTTATAATAATCATGAGCTACAACCCTAAGCCTAAAACGCCTAGGGTTACTAAGTGGAATATTCAAGCCTGATGAATTTGTGGTATTAAGACCACCGAATGCATCAACAATTTCACTAACTCCCAAAGAATAATAATTGTTCCTATAATCCCCTGTCTCTAACTGTTTAACCAGCTCTCCTGTCTCAGAATAAACAGCAACCTCGAAACCTTTAAAAGGAGTAAACGTAGGAAATTCGTCAGGAGGGATAACGGCATCTGTAACAGGATTAACTAACTGCCAAGTTATAGTTGGATCCGTTTTAAAAAATTGACCACTTGCAACCCGAACTAAACTGTTTATGCCGCTTCCTGACGCAAAAAGCGGAAGAGTGGGGTCGTAAGCAAAAGGCTCCTTGAGAGGAACGCTTCGGCCTTCGTTTGTAACTCTAAATCCGGAAACTTTTAAAGCTTCTCCAAAATCTTGAGGCGATTGTTCTATAAATTTAGTAAAAGGCATATTAAATAGAAGGTAAACCTGTCGATTCTAATCTATAATTTGTATCATATCTGTAAATACTAAAATCTGTGTAACGATAACTGTTTCGATCCCCCAAATAAACCTCAAAATTAGTGTTGTCGTATCCATCCAATGAAAACCTTACTTTTTGTCCATCTTTATACACTTCAACCAGATACCCTCCTGTGTTTTGAGATGTAATTTGATTTGGGCCTATCAACCCCGAAAAATCCACAACCATTTTGCGCCCATCCTGATTGGCCTCATAAAAATTAACCATAGTAGATGGGAAAACAGCGTCATATATAATTTTGTCTGCCGTATAAAATATGTTGCCATTCTGATCAGTCACCTCCACAAACAAAGAAGCAGGAACTATAGAAAAAGCTATTTGCCCCGGCTCTCCTTTCAGTGCAGCAGGAAGATCAGAAACAAGAAAGGAGCCTGCTTGCGACTGCTGATTTGCAGTTAAAGGCTTTGATCTATCAATAGCATTAAATTTAGTACGATTATACATCATTGCTGTTACTCTGTATTCGTTTTGGCTGTTCTCCACTACCCCTAATACGCGATATTCCAGTGGTTTAATTTCATATCCGGTGTTAGTGTTGTTTACCGCCCAAACGTTCCCCTTGGTAAGTAAATTAAAATCTGCATCATTAACTTCACTAACAGTAACCACTCTAGTATCCACCACAGAAGCAATTGTAAATTCTTTGATTTGAGTTTGACGCGCTTTGCCCAATTCTTCGTCGGACATTCCCGACGGGTCTTTGGTTTTCATTTTTCCCCCTATTTCAACTATTCGCAACTTATCTTGAGCCTGCTTGTTTAAGGTTCTTACTCCCGTGGCTTCTTTAGGGCAAATAAATGCAATTTTTTGACCCACAATATTCTCCTTAATGCCTTCATCAAGAGTAACAGCCCTCGCCGCATGATCTATATCTACAATTCGACCACCGTACCTTTTGCTTGTTTTTAATTTGTCTTGTATTTTAATAACATCTCCGGGACGTAAATAACTCCCCTCTGGCCCTGTGCTAAACTGACAAACGTCTGTTTCGGTTTGGTTTGTGTACAGCATCCATTTTGCCAACCTTTTGGCTTGAGCCTGAGAAGTGCACCCCAACGCGATGACTTCATTTTCCAAATAGCCATACTCTCTTATAGCAACAGGATCTTCAGCGTACTCAGCTTTAGGCTTAAAACGATCTTGCGCATCATTATATCGCACCACCACCGAAGTAGTTCGGGTAGTGGACGCACTTCCCGCGTAATTAAAAAGACCGTCTACAACATTGGCATTAGAAAACAACATTACCGCATCTTTTTCCCCATCGTTGGCAGCAAAAAGATAGCCAGAAGACCAATAAACCATCCCTCTAAAAATAGAAGAAATGTCATTAAGAGCCTTGTATGCGTTTTGTTGACGATCGAAATAAATACTACATGAAAAACGGGGCTCCAAAAGAGGTAAATTATCTTTAAATTGTGTGCCACACTTACCACTGACCACTTCAGAAGATAAAGGCTCTCCCGCAAGCATGGTTTGATAAAAATCTGAAGATTTCTCTGTCTCCACCAAAAACTGATTCAAAATCCACTGCTCAGGAGTGAGAGAATTGGTTCCCCCTGCTGCCAAAGAGTAATACGCCTGTTTTAAATAAGGATAAGTACTAAAAATTTTAGTACTATTTATAGGGGCCAATAACGTAAAGGTGAAATTATTATTAGCCTCGGAATATTCCGGCTTATAGATAATCCTCTCGAAAGCTTGATCTATATCGTCCCCAGCGCTATCCTTTAAATCAAACAAACACACTGTAGATCCTTGAGGAAATTGAGTAATCCAATCTGGCCCCTTCAAATTATATGTGGACGCATCAATCGTGACTTTTACGCCCCCCGAATTAATAGTAAAGTCCTTAAACGCAAACATTCCCGAGTATCCGGTAGGAACAAGTTCATCACAATATTTGCCTATAGTATACAAATTCCATTTATCAACAAAAGAGTCCCGAAAACCATATTTTCCCACTCCATATCTTTTGTTAACAGCCAAATCATAAAAAATCCATGCAGGATTAGATGTCCATTGTTTGTCTACGTGAAACTGACCATCCCAATTACCCGTATAACCTCGGGAAACCGGATCATAATTTGACGGAACAGCAATTTTAGCCATTTTTAAATGAAAAGTGCGCCTAGGAGGTTGAGAAAAAGAACGGGCATCAAATACCATTCCACAAGTGGTAGTATGAGGATAAGTAAGGGTACAATTCACCATTTCTGAAATAGAATTGCATGACAATTGTTTATTTATAGCTGGCCCATCTTGAAGCGGGATTTCTCCATCTACACGCCAAATACTAATTATACGATTTCGTTTATTGACCGAAGGAGGTAAAGGTATATGATAAGTTCTTTCGTAAGGGCTTGTGGCTATCCCGTGAATACCACAAAATATCATACCTTTTGAACCCCCTCCTCCCCTTATGGCAGCTGGAATAGGAATGTCATCATTTTCATACCCCATTTCTATGACAAAATTAACACCTGTAGGTAACGTCTTTGGCTTCTCTTCGTCGCTCGTACTGATCACAGCTTGCATATTGACTTGAGCTGCGACCACTTCATTGTTATGAACGACATGGTTAACAACAACAATCTGGTGGCCCTGTTTTAATGCTATCAATCTATCCCATGTGTCACTGTCCGTTACCGGATAGGCAAAATTCCCAAGGTAAGCTTTTTGTTTGGTGTCCCAAAGTACACTCGCTGACTCAGTGGGGGTTCCCGCTATAGTTTTAGTGAATGGCTTAACTTGCAGGCTAGCAGCACTCACTTGACCCATTATCCCTATCCCAGACAAATTGGTGCCAACATTTAATGTTTGGCATGCGTTATCAAAATTAAGAGCAGGATTTTTAAACCCAGAGTAAAGCCCTTTTTGATTAACTGTTCCCGGTTTAAAATCAGCAAAAACACGTGCATAATTTAAAGTATTAGAGTTGGTGTTTTTAACTGGAACATCATTTAATAATATCCCCCGAAAGCCGTTTTCATTAGATTTTGGGTTTGTATTGCTTAAATCTATCAATTCCCCGTCTTGATCACATAACCCAGCCACCTCTCCTTCGCAAATTGCATCAATAGTTTGATATACTCCTACCGACTCCAACCTACCCCCGTTATGTTCACCAACTCCATGACATATAGTCTTATAGTCAAGTGTGTCATAAATTGCAACATAGCTTGCAAAATCATAAGAAGACGACAGAGCACCAAGTTCGGCGTTTTGATCGACCAGTTCTCGATAATTTTCCCACCATACTTTGGGGCGATAAAGTATATCGATCGCACTAACGTTTTCTAGTTTTTTTAGGGCCACAATTTTACTTTAAGGTGTTGAGGGGTCGGTCAGCAGTAATCCGTCATTAGGGCGCGCATTGGCATGAGTCGGGGTTGTTACATCCCCAAAATCCGCCGTAAATGTACTATACAGGGCATTATCGAATATATACTTATCGACCGCAAAACTATTAACGGATACTGTTCTGCTTCCCACTATAAACCTTCCGTATCCTGCGGGAACAGGCAAACCCTGTTTTGCGACATTTTCCGCTTGCCCAAAAATAAACGACGTTGTACTCACAATATCAGGGTCGTCAGGTTCCATCAACTTTGAAATCAACAAACTTATACCAAAAGATAAGGCAGCCGCCAAAACAGCTCCAATAACAAAAGCAGCCACCTTCGCAGCTGTACCGGCCCCAAATATTGCCGCAGCAATAGCTGCAGAAGTAGCTGCCACCGCCCCGAACAAAATAGGAATAATTCTTACTTTTTTGTTTCTAACGTTGCAAATTAAATGAGAATCTATCGAAATCTCCTTGTCGTCCACAAAAATTGCAAAAGTTCGCTTTTTTGCATTTAAAAAATAGCTTCTTAATCGATTTGTGTTAGCTTCAATCGCATTTAATGTCTCTTTCAATGTCTTGGTTTTGAAAGAAAATCTTCGACCTAATACTTGCCCCAACCTGCCCTCTAGAAAAACTTCAGTCATTCTAGTATATTATACACCTTTATAAAGAAAAATAAATTGACTTCTTTAGTTTTGGGTCATAAAAACAAAACTCCCTATTTTTCACAGAATATACTATATTAGGAATCCCAGCTTCCTCGGCAGAACAAATGTCAGCCTCACTTAAAGCGGCCCCTCCCTTGGGGTGTGAATGAAAAATATATGATATATTTTCTATTTTATCAAAATAATGACTAGGAGGGATTAAAAAAGTTGACGTAGCGTCTAAAGCCCCATTTTTAATAAAAAAAATCTTATTTTCGCAAATAAACCCACACACCTCAAAAGCACAAGCTTCTGCTATTTTTTTAATACTTTTTAAAAAATTAACGCGCAAAACGATAAGCCTCTATGGAAGGAAACCCTCCAAAAGGAAGTCCGTTATGGTATTTTCCGTACAATGCGTAACGACACCTACAACCTTCAAGGGTTTTTGTGCACTCATCTTTTCTCCACGAATCTAAATCTAACCGAGGATCAGCAGAAGTCGTGGCCGTTTTTATACATACAAAAAAGTCGTCAGGAACATCTGTCATATTTTGTTCCGTGTTAGTCACGTCGTCTTTAGCTAGATTAACAAAACGAGATTTAAAGCGAACAACGTCTCCAGCTACATATTTCAACGTACCCTCTTCGTCGTCTACCAATGTCCCTGTTAGTTGCCCGTATAAAGTAGTTACGCCTGCCCCAGAACCAGCGGTCACAGATGAACCAACAAGGGTTCCGGACAAAGATCCTTGGCCTTGAAAACCCGCTTTGCTAGTGGTAAAAACACTCCCACTACCAAAGGTAAATGCAGTATTAGGCAAAATATTTGTATCTAAAGCTTGTATTTTAAAACCGGTTCCAGCCGCAATATCATAAGCTCCAGCTGCTTGGGTTATGCCTTTGGTTGTGATGGCTGGAGCCACCCGATTTAATTTGAAAGTTGCACCATTTGTAAAGACAAGTGTTCTGTTGGTCAAAATGGTATCGCTTATAGCATCAACCACTATACTTTCTGTCAAAGAACAGGTGATTGAGGCGTTCCCATCGCCTGCATTACTAATTTGTATGGTTGGATTGGAACGCGAATAGTTTATATCAGTAACCTCACCTTTTAAATAATCACTCCCGGCAGTCCCAATGCTGACCCCGTTTATCACTCCGCCACTAACCGTATAAGTTCCAGCGAAACCCGACCCACCGTTTTTAGTAGCCACTGCCGTTAAAGTACCTGCGCTGTACCCGGTTCCTCCGGCTGCAATAGTCAGCGACTGAATACCGCTTGTATAACCGCTTCCGTTGTTAACTGTGACGGTGGTGGAAGTTTTATTAAAATCTCCGCACCAATTCAAATTTAAATTGTATCCAGTGGCAGAGCTAAACAATTTGTTTTTGTCGTCCGCGACAGGAAGGCCCAAGCGACCCATGGTTTGTTGTTGGGTTATTCTAGTATAACCTGTAGCGTAATTGTTATCGCCCCCTCCGTGAGACTTGTAATCTTGAAAAAAGTCCTCGGTGTCGCCCGCTACCATCCCTTTGTTGGGTAGTGTTTGTTTGTAGTCTGAACGTTGTCCATAAAGACACCCGTCCCCCCTGTATTTCCATGGGCAATATCCCGCGATCATGACACGAGCAGGAACCTTTACGTCTTCAAGCTCTAAAGGGGAAACAAGCTCAAACTCAATCACATATTTATTTTCGGTGATTTTTTTATTAATTTTATAAATGTCATCATCAAAACGAGATTCTGGATCTGGGATCCCGAAAGGATTAATGTTGTTGGGAAAATTTTCGTTATCTAAAAATTTTAAATAGACTCTCTTACGAATTACTTCTTTTCCCACCAAATCCCCTCTTTTTTTAATTATATCAGAAAAAACCCCTTGAGCATTAGCTATAGTAAGTTTAGGACGCGGAAGCTGGCCGTCGCCCCTCACCTCATAGCCATCTGCTTCAATAGGCAAAGAGTAATAAGTTCTTTTATTGAAAATAATGTCTTTGGTGCCATTTTTTCCGGGATGGAAATAATAAAAACCGTCTTCTTCACCTAAATCTACTTCGAATAACTCTATAATAGTATCAGGCTCAAGGTCTAACAGCGAAGCGTTGTGTAATTGTGTTGCCATAATTCTTAACTATCAAAAACAATAAAACCCGCGAACCCATTCCCGTCGCTAATTTTATTGCGAATTTCTTCTCGGTTTTTATTTAAATAAATCTGCTGCGTGTCAGTATAATCTGGAATTTGAGAGGGAATTACCGTTTGGACTTTCAACTCCTTGTCGCTCAATAAATTTGTGACAGCGTGCCTTTCTTCGCGTTTAAGCTTTCTATTATAGACCAATATCTGGCCAATTCCACCTTTCCATTGATAAGCAGTTTCCGAATAAAGAGGCATACCTGCAATGGCAGTCGCTTCGTTGCTTGGACCGCCCAATATAGGTTCGTCGATAAAGCTATAATCCCCCCCTGCGAAATATTTGACCCCTATATTGATACCGTCCCTATATATATTTCCTGTGCGAGCGTACCCCACTTTTTGGTTTGATACATTCCATATATACGCGCGATTGTCAGGGTATTTAAATGCTTCTTGATAAGCTTCGATGGTATTACCTTTTCCTATCCCTGTATTATCAAGTAACGAGCCCGCTGCAGTAAAAAACCGGGATTGAGAAGAAAAGTCCCATACAGACTCGTTAGCGCTGCTGCTCCACGCCCACGGAACCCGATTCCAAATTACCTCACTCCCGCTTAAATACCAATTATAATCGACTCGGCTCATGGGGACCAAATAATAAAATATATCAAATCCCTCCATTGTGCTCTCCAACTTCCCAGCCCCAGTTATACCTTTTATCTTAAGTCTTTTGTCTTCACCGGCGGTGGGCTGCCAATTGTGCTGCCCAAGGTTGGTGTCAAAATGAACGCAAGTTTTATTTGAAAAATATCCAGCTGGATGGGCTGTATTGTTTTTTTGATAAGTGGGAGCTGAACTAGCTGCACTGCTGGCATCGTACTGTACCATATAAATTTTAGTAGGATCATTAACTGAATTCCATCTTTTGACCCCATCACCATCTTCAGCGTCGTCAGTACCAGCAGCATCTTCATATACATTTTGAGAGGCATCAAAATGAGCAACCAAACCTTCCACTTCGTCAAAAGAACCTATAGCTAACGACGAGCTAGAAGCTAACGAGGAGCTAGAGGTCAATTGAACAGTTAGCAGTTTACTCCTAAAGTTTGCACGTGTATAGTTGCTATTTCCTGTGGCGTCTAAAGCTCTACCCGCCTTACCCCCTGCTGTTGCGAGGGTTTTATCTGCGTCCACATTAGAGTCAGGTTGAAAAAAATCGTCAAAATCAATACTAATTCCATTGGCTCCGTCAAGGCCCAACCCACCTCCCATTGCACCCGCTGATCGTTTAATAGCACTAGAACTTCCGAGACCTATTTTTACTGCTGACCCTCTCAATAAAGAATCTACAGAAACCTCGTTTGTTCTTAAAAACGTTCCGGGATAAGAAAGACCAAATCCTTGCCCTCCCCCTCCTACGCCACCATCATGTGATCCAATGATATCTCCAATAGCAAATTCAATAGGATACCAAATGGGCATTCCGTTTCCTTTCACCCCTTCCCCTAACATTAAAGCCCCCACAACATCTATTTCAATGGTCTCTTTGGTGGTGTTAGGGTTTTTATGTAAACCACTACTTAATTTTCCCTTTCTAAACATGGTCCCTGTACCACTCTTCACAGCTGAATTACCTCCTCCACCCGCGTTAGGTATTATACCATTAAAAGCTATTTGGGTAATACCGTCCCCTTTGGTCGCTTTCAAATTTTTTACTTTAGGTTGAATGAAAGGATCCCCTGCGCCTCCTCCGCCTCCCCCTCCTGCAACAAGGGCGCTTTGAGCCTTAATGATTCTAAAGTTGTCAATATTAGCGTCAGAGATCCTAATGGCCGCACTTCCATCTGAACCTACTGTAGAGTCAGTTATTGTACCGATCTCCAACCTTTGGGAATCTTTTGGAATTGTCGGGTTGACATTAAATTGTTTTACAGTTACGTGGCCGCCGTCTCCTCCTTTGCCTCCCATTCCCATTACCATAGAATTTTCTTCTAGAACCAAAACTCCAGTTAATTCTAATGAAGGCTGTGCGGGTGATAAGGCTGTGGCCGCACTGTTCATTAAGCGCTTGCCGGTGTCAATACCTGCCTTGGTCGGATCAGAAGAACCTACCACCGCTCCCTCTGGAACTATCCACTTAATACCGCTATAAGTAAAATTGCTATGACCTGTCGTCATATAATTTATATCAACCCCTAAAGTTGTAAAAGCGTCTTCCATGGCACCGCTTAGGTTAATGTTTTCTGTGCCGTTGGACAAATATATGTCTAAGGATTGAGGGTTTTGTGCATCAACTTTTATGTTGCTAGAACTGGAAGAAGGCAAAGTAGTGTCGCCGCTTTCTAAACCTGCAGCTACATCGGCAGGAACGTCCTGAGTAAAATCATTTACGGGGTAAGCATATACCCATGGGCTCTCATTGCTACCCGGTTGCATTCCCGGAACTTGACTTATAAACTGAGACTGAATCCGATAATAGTGGTCAGCCCCAAACGCTTGATTACTTAATCCGCTTTGACCGTAAGAAGTTTCAGGATTAGGAAGAACACCCTCTTCTCTTTGATAAAGTTGAGATATACCTGTAGGTGTAGCATATTTTCTAACAATATAAGTAGTTTGTGTGGTCATTCCCCCTCCTTGCTGAAGTGAGGGCACAATAACATCCTCATAATTAATGTTAAAATAACCAACTGTACTCCATGTACCGGTGGCAGAACTTCCGTCGCTATCTATATTGGTAGCGCTATCTATTTTATAACGACTTAAATAATAACCACTGGAAGGGTGTTGCCACTGTAATTCCGCTTGAGGTTTTCCATTTGCCCCATAAGAGCTTTTAACTAAAAACCCAGACGGTTTAGACGGTAACTCCTGTGATATCGCAGGCCCTCCTGTTACTTTTCCAGTGATATTTACCTTTATAGATCCTTCTGGATCAGCCTGTCCGTCGTACTCCGAGACAGTATTGAGCGTTAATTGGCTAATGAATAAGCCATTATGGTCGGGCCCAGAGGAGGTTCCTTCGTCGGTAGGTCCACTATAAGTGTCTACAGTGGCAGTAAAATCAAAAGGTATAAATTTATTTTCTCCCGGCAATATTTTTATAGGAGAATCCATTCCAGAAGGGAAATCATAAGTATCAACAAACGTATCGTTTCGCGTCATGGAAGTAGAAATAGGATAATTTCCACTGTTTGTTAAATAGAATCCAGTTCTAATCGTGAAGCCACTAAAACCCGAGAGTAACATTCCAGTGCTGTGAACAAACTCGTTGCCCTCTGCTCGCTGCGTAACTGTTGACGGTACTGACATAATTAACTAAAATCTGCTACAAAATAAGGGTCAATGGTAACCAACGTAGCAAAGGCTACATTTTTTCCTATTGTGTTGAGGGGGGTTTCTATCAAATTCACACTTACGGTATTATTATCTTTATAATTTATTTTGTGTTCCCACTGTGGACACACAAAAGCTTTTCCTGTTATATCGTAAGGCGGCGGCGGCGTAAATTCAAACAAATGATGCCCTTTATGCGTCTCAAGAAAATGAACCAAGGCTTTAGCTTCTTTGTCTCCCCTTCCTTCTAGCTCAAACTGAAGATTTAATAAGGATTTGTTTATTCCATCTTGTGTTCTTATAAAATAATCGTTTTGTGTTGTTTGTTTGATGTAACGAGGGGACTCGGGAACTGACACTCCTTGGTTTAAAGAAAAATAAAATTTATTTTTAGTCCACAGCGAAGATGCTCCTGTAGGAGAATTAGTAGTATCTGCAACCGTCTCAGTATCTCCCGTGTAATAATACCACCCCGATTGATGAATTTTAAAGCGATCGTTTGCTTGGCCTCCGGGAATAGTGCCACTCAAATAGGCAATATCATGCGTCGAATAAGAATTTCCCTCGGCAAAGTAACCTCTCGTTTGGGTAAAAGGAATATAATATCCTTGCCAATCCATAATGGACGCATTTTCTTGAGATAATGTCGTACTAATTGAATTAACATCTGGATAATCGAAAGTACGCGTAAAATTCTCAATATAAAACTCTCCGCTTTTGCTGTACGGCTCAAAAGGTGTATAATATATGCCCGTATATGCCCCTGTTTGCTTTTCTCCTTTGTTGAAAGAGTCTTCAAAAAGGTGAACTAAAGCTTTAGATTCTTTATCCCCCCTTTTGTTATAACTCAAATTCAATTTTACCGAAAGGGCGTTCTCGCTTTTAGCAAGAAGATTATAATAGCCGTCCCCGTAAGCGACGTTATATGCTTTATTCTCATAGGTTACGGAGGATCCGTAAGAAGGTTCAAAAAACAAATCTTGAGTCCAGTTTGCATTAGCTGTTCCCGGGGCATTAGAGGTTGCTGAAGTTTGAGAAGTGTCGCCGCTATAATAATAATGACCCGAAGCTACCCCCAAACTTTCTGCCGTAGTCTCCGTCCCTGCAGAAGTGTAACCGCTAAAATAAGCGATATCATACTTAGAATAATCGTCACCTATTTCAAACGCATTAATGCGAGCCGTGTTGGTGACTCCCGAACCTAAAACATATGCAGGACCAGCCATCTTAGTATAAACGCCTTCCTGTCAAATAAGCCTGAGAAGCGGCTATTGTTCCATCAATGTAACCGCCTTCCCGTATACTTAAATCTTGACTAAAAATTTGACCGGTACACCCAAAGTTTGCCAACGCAGAACTACCGTAAGTATCAAACACTTTAATATTTAAAGCTGCATAATTTCCCGTGATAGACATAGCATCTCCAACATCTTCTCCCCCAATAGACAAATTGATTCTTACTTCTTCTTTCGTAACACGAGAGGGCAATTCGTTCCCCACTGTTACCACCGGGTTTCGCGAACAAGACACACTATAATCAAAAGAAACTTTTTTATTAATCTTAACATCGGTTCCAGCTATATAAGAACGCAAACTGTGGGAAACGTTTGTCTCGTTTCTTAAGGTGTTGTCCGACTCCCCTTCATCGCTGAGAGCCGAAAGTTCTCCGTAAATATCCATTTCGGATCGAAACAAAATAGGAGCATAAGGCGTTACCGAAAAACTCAATGTTTTTATATAGCCACTAGCAAAAGTCATTCCCGCTAAACTGCCCGCTAAAGGTTCCCCGGTATGTTCGATAGCTGTTAAAGGGTTCAGAAAGTCATGAAAAGTTCCCGTGCAATAATGAGAGAAAGATAAAGTTCCCCTCACAGGAGCTGTAGGGGCATAATCTATAACCGACCCCGTAACATTAGTTATAGGCTGCAAAGAAGCTTGAATCCCCAACTCCGCACTTTCAGCAAAAATATATGTATCGGCGATTTTGAGTAAAGCTTTTTCGTACTTTATGAACTTGGTTGCCATTAAGTTTGTAAACCATCTGGTATGTCGAACTCAACTGTAACTGTTACCGTCGCATCCGCATATCCAGTAGTACAGTTCATTTGCATTATTAAAAAGTCTCCTTGAGAAAAATCTAAATAAGTCGTATTCTCATCAAAATCATTAAAACCTATAGTAAAATCCGTTGATAGTCCAGTGCCGGGATTAGTAATTTCAAGCTGTGCGGTTCCATAATCAGTTCCATTATAGTCCGCTGAATTAGTGCCACTTAAAGAAGTAGGTATAGTGGTTCCTGAAAATATATAAGGCTTTAAATTCAAAGCTTCACTAGCTGTCACAGACAAATCTATTCTTAAAATTCTACCGGCGGCTGGAGCTTTAGTTGCAAACGCTTTTGTTATGTTACCCCCAAGTACGTAATTATTTGTTGTATCGCTTGGCGCGCTTAAAAGCGGAGTGTATCTGTCTTGTTCTGCCCAAGTAATCTTAAAAGGAAAAGAAAAAACTTGAATAAATCTTCCTCTACAATAATTGCCTACTGTTGTACCGCCTTTATCATAAAAAGCATTGGCAGCAGCGTTTCCGTATATATTGACATTTCCACCGTTGCTTATATAAAACAAATTGTTTGCTAACGTGGTATCAAAAGCAACATTATCCGCGCTGAAATCGCTACCATCATAATGAATACCAAAGAAATCAGCACTAGTATTTCGAAAAGCTCCAGCCATCCAATTAACTTTTTCGGCTCCAGCTGAGCCACTCATATTACCAAACCAAATTAAATTAGTGGGCCTTGCGGCCGCTACCGTAGAGGAGTTTCTTAATTCTATTTTAGTTCCAGTTGTATTCGAGGAGTTGAATGACCCAATAAAAATATCAGCCGCAGCTGTGCTGCCGTCTACACGCAAACGTCGACCAAAGGTAGTTGCATTGACATTAAGCTTACCTGCGGAAAAATTAACTGATCCCGACCCTAAAGCTGCATTAGTATCACG